TCTTGGCGTCGTTCAGGCTCAGTGACGGAGCCCTACCGACGCCTTCGGCCGCCGCCGCCGTCTGCTCTGCGTGAAGGGCTACGACCCTGTGCTCGGCACCATCCTTGGCCGCCTCAAAGTCGAACTCAATGTCCTTACGCATCCGTTCCGTGTCGTTGAGGACCACGGTCGGGGCGTTGGTCCAGGCGATGCCCAGATCCACGAAGTACTCCGCGCTCTTGCGGTCGGCTTCATTCTTCTCGCCGGTTCGCATGGTGGCTTCGGCTACGCCTGTGACGTAGGCCTGGACCGCCTTCAATCGGGCCGCGACGTACTCAGCGACTGTTGCTCGTCCTGACATGATACGTTCTCCTGCTGTGTGGGTCGGTTCCCACGGTGGTGGATGGTATACGGAATGCATTGGCCATCCATGTCACTGATAATGGCCTCCCTTGTCGGGAGGGTCTTCCCAGAAAGGTGATTGCTCGTGGTTCGGGGGTTAGGCTGTCTCTCAAGGGCGATGCGGGGTGTCTGGTGTCCCTTGATCTTTTTACCCGGGCATCGTGCTTCACGGCCTTCCATGCTCGCCAGTCGCTTCACCTCGGTTGTCAATCAGCTACCCATGGCTCTGGATCAGGTTCTGGGAGCGCAAGGTGTGACCTAGAATCTGTATGACCGTAGGGAAAGATTCTAGGTCATGCCTTGCGCTCACAGGTTCTTATCCACATGGGTAAGTTGCTGATTGACAGCCGGGGTGATGCGAGTGGGGATGGACGCTGATGCGCGATGACTGGGTGAAAAGATCAATTAAAGGGAGGCCAGATACCACGCATTGGCCTTGAGAGATCGACCAGCCTAACTGCACGAGTGATCGGCTTTATGGGAAGGCGCGAGAAGGAGCGCTTGTCTCATTCGTTCCGCGACGAGAGGGGGGGTGAGGGGGACCCCCCCTGCTGGAGGTTTGAGGTTGTCTACACTATAAACAGTGTTTTGCTCAAACGGTGGCCCAATTTTAAACTCTACCACTTCTTCCCACGAGCCATTGCGCTTCGGGACTGATTCTTCGTGGCAGTCTAATATCTAGATTGAATACCTAGCTAGATTATTATTTTAGGTTACTAGGCTAGATTATCTAGACTAGATTATTTAGTCTAGATTACCTAGTCTATATTATCTATATAGATAATTAGGATAGAAAGCTTCTAGATGCTTGGGGGGACGGCGGTGCCAAAGGGGATGAGTTTGGCCAAGGCGAGTGCGTTAACGTTGCTACTTGGTGCATCGACCCTGGTGGCTCTGCGCTATGCGGCCAAGTATGGTTGGCTGGCAGGCACAACGCACTGGATGACGTACAAACACAGAGGGCGTGGATGGCCGTAGACATCGCAGAGATCACGAAACAACTAAACTCCATTTCGCCACACAGCCGAAAAGAGATCTTAGTTCTTCTGAACGAGTTGTCGGAAGCCAAGCAAAGGATTGACGCTCAGAACGACTTCCTGACGTTCGTTAGAAAAATGTGGCCCGCATTCATTGAGGGCAGTCATCACAAAGTCATGGCCGATGCTTTCAATCGCATAGCGGATGGCAGCTTGAAGCGACTGATAGTGAATATGCCTCCCCGCCACACAAAATCAGAATTCGCATCTAACTTATTCCCAGCCTGGTATCTCGGTAGGTATCCGGACAAAAAGGTTATCCAGACTGCCCACACAGCAGAGTTGGCAGTTGGATTTGGGCGGAAGGTTCGTAATCTCGTGGGGTCCCCTGGTTATAAGAAAATATTCACCGACGTATCTCTAAGTTCGGACTCTAAGGCGGCAGGCCGTTGGGACACCAATAAGCGTGGAGAATACTTCGCTATTGGCGTAGGCGGTGCCGTCACGGGTAAGGGTGCTGATATTCTTATCGTGGATGATCCGCATTCTGAGCAGGAAGCTGCGCTCAAGGACCCCTCAGTATATGATCGAACGTATGAATGGTATACGTCCGGTCCCCGGCAGAGGCTCCAGCCCGGAGGTGCGATCTGCTTGGTGATGACTCGGTGGTCAAAACGGGATCTGACTGGCAGTATTATCAAAGCATCCATAGAGAGAGGTGGTGCAGACGAGTGGGAGGTTATTGAGTTTCCCGCAATCCTGCCCAGCGGGAAGTCGCTGTGGCCTGGGTTCTGGCCGATAGACCAGCTTGAGTCGTTGAAAGCAGAACTGCCCATATCCAAGTGGAGTGCCCAGTACCAGCAGGATCCGACTTCTGAGGAAGGCGCGATCATTAAGCGTGAGTGGTGGAATGAGTGGACGGAAAAAGATCCACCTAAGTGTGATTTCGTGATTCAATCGTGGGACACCGCGTTTCTTGCAAAAGAAACCGCCGACTACAGCGCGTGTACGACCTGGGGTGTATTCACGAATAGCAAGGACGAGCCAAACATTATCCTGCTAGATGCGATACAGGAGCGTCTGGAGTTTCCTGACCTGAAGGCCCGCGCCTATGAAGTCTGGAAAGAGTACAAGCCGGATGCGTTTATCGTGGAAGCAAAAGCTGCTGGCACCCCACTAATATTTGAACTCAGGAGAATGGGGATCCCGGTTGCGGAGTACACCCCCAGCCGTGGTAAGGATAAGATCGCTAGGACAAATGCGATTTCTGATATATTTTCTTCCGGGCTCGTGTGGGCACCCAAGAAAAGATGGGCCGAGGCGGTTATCGAAGAATTCGCCTCATTCCCAAATGGTGATCATGACGACCTCGTAGACTCATCTACACAAGCACTGTTGCGGTTTCGGCAGGGTGGCTTTATTTCGATCAAGAGTGATGAGCCGATGGAAGAGTTTTTTCCAGCCCGCAAAGCAGACTATTATTGATGCCCATCATGGGAGCTGAAAAATGCCGATAGAAAAACCAATGGATCCTTTCTTTAATCAAGATGATTTTGAGATGGGACCAACAGGATTCTTGGTAGATGAGGGGGACACGCCTTCGGGTGAGCCCACACTCACGGAAACGGAAGACGGTGGGATGCTCGTTGATTTCGATCCCGAAGGTCTTTCCGTAAGTGGAGACGATGTGCCGTTTGAGTCGAACCTTGCAGAACATATTGAAGACGGAGAACTAGAGGCTCTTGCATCTGATCTTATTTCCAAGTTCAATGCCGACAAGAGTAGTAGGGGCGACTGGGAACAGAAGTATGAAGAAGGGTTAGATTATCTAGGGCTGGGGATTGAAGATCGCACGACCCCGTGGGCTGGAGCCTGTGGCGTCTTCCACCCCATGCTATCAGAGGCCGTGGTTCGATTTCAGAGCCAGACCATTCAAGAGGTCATGCCCGCACAGGGTCCGGTCAAAACTAAGATCTGGGGCAAGTTTAGTCCCGAAAGAGATGAGCAGGCTAAGAGGGTTCAGCAGTACCTCAATTACCAGCTTTTGGAGGTGATGACAGAATATCGCTCCGAAACGGAGAAGCTACTGTTCAGCCTTCCGCTCGCGGGTTCAGCCTTTCGTAAGATTTACTTTGATCCGTCGCTTGGCAGGCCGACTTCCATGTTTGTGCCCGCCGAGGACTTTGTGGTCGCTTTCAATGAAGCGGATCTAGCACAGGCGGAACGTTATACCCATGTGATGAATCGCAGCACGAACCAGATAAAAAAGCTTCAGGTTAGTAAATTTTATCGCGAATGCGAACTCACCTCATCCAATATCGAAAGCAACGCCATCACAGATAAGTACATAGAGATTGGGGGCGTGAAGCCATCGTGGGATAAGGACGAGAAGCATCAGCTTCTGGAAATGCACGTTGATCTGGACGTACCAGGCTTCGAGAGCCCCGATGGAATTGCGCTTCCATATGTAGTTACAATCGACAAAGGCAACAGCAAGGTTCTGTCGATCTACAGGAATTGGTCCGAAGACGATATCCACAGAACCAAAAAGCAGCACTTTGTGCATTATGGATATGTGCCTGGGATTGGATTCTACAATCTCGGCTTGATCCATATGATCGGAGGACTTGCGAAGTCAGCGACTAGCTTACTGCGCCAACTTGTCGATGCAGGAACTTTGTCCAATTTGCCCGGAGGATTGAAGACCCGTGGGCTAAGAATCAAGGGTGATGACACGCCGATCATGCCAGGGGAGTTTCGGGATGTTGATGTCCCCGGTGGTGTAATCAGGGATAACATCACCTTCCTTCCATACAAAGAACCATCTGGGGTCCTTTATCAGTTGTTCGGGAATATTGTGGAGGAAGGCCGAAGATTCGCTTCGATGGCTGATATCAAAGTAGGAGACATGAATTCGGAGGCTCCCGTAGGGACTACTCTTGCGATCATGGAGCGGGCAATGAAGGTACAGTCCGCGATCCAAGCGCGTATTCACGCGAGCCTTAAGCAAGAATATAAAATTCTAGCCACGATTGTTCGCGATTATACAGATCCTTCATACCCATACGAGACGGATGAGGGGGAGAGCATCAAGGCAGAAGACTTCGATGATCGTATTGATGTCGTCCCCGTGTCGGATCCCAATGCGTCTAGCATGGCACAACGGATCATGCAGTATCAAGCTGCGCTGCAATTGGCAGCCCAGTCCCCTGACCTATATGATATGCCGCTTCTGCACAGGCAGATGATGGAGCTTATCGGTATTCCGAATGCCGACAAGGTTGTCCCAGAGAAGGAAGACATACTCCCTACGGATCCTGTCAGCGAAAACCAGGATATTTTGATACTCCGCCCCGTTAAAGCATTTGAATATCAGGACCATGACGCGCATATGCGTGTTCACATGGCAATAAAGAATGACCCAGACGTTGCACAGATAGTGCAAAATAGTCCGAATGGACAAGCGGTCAGTGCTGCCATGGACGCCCACGTTCGTGAACACCTGGCATTTATCTTCCGTAGGCAGATCGAAGAAGAACTTGGTGCTCCGCTACCGCCGACCAATGAAACATTGCCTCCAAATCTGGAGAAACGACTGAGTGTCATGGTTGCTGACGCTGCTGATCAGATGACGGGCAAGAAAGAGCAGCAAGCCCAAGCAGAACAGCAAGCGAAGCAGCAGGAGGATCCAATCATCAAACAGCGTGAACGCGAACTCGCTATACAGGAACAAGATGTCCAAAGAAAACAGCAGACCGACCAAGCCAAGCAGGAACTTGAGCAGCAAAAGCTCGCGGCGAATCAGGGGCGGGATGCGGCGAAGCTTGAACTGGAGCGCGACAAGCTGGAAAGCAAAGAGCGCATAGAAGCCGCCGGATTGACGCTGGAAGAGCAGGCATTGATCGCGAAGACTAAATCCGACCAGCAAAGGATAGATATGGAGACGCAGCTAGAAGGATTCAAACTTGGTCGTGAGTTGGGCAAGGACGCGGATGAAGGCATGAGAAGGGATGGAGG